CAACCCCAATACCTAGGGTATCAAACTGTGTGGCAATTGCTCCCTTAACAATCAGATCAGGGGAAAGCGACAACTCACTGGTTTGAACAATCTGGTTCTGATACTGGAAACTAAAAGCAATTGGTGCCTGTCTGCGGCGATCTTGTAAATATTCCAAAGACCACATTTCAGGCCAATAGGATACCTCTTCACCGTCTTTGTCTACAATGATTGCTGATTGGATAAGTTGAACCCAATCATTGGTAGGGATAAACGTGGTTCCGTGCATATCATCGTGGCGAAATCGAGTGCCCAAGCAAATAGCACGACCGCCTTCAAACATGGTTGGAACGATAACCGAATTCCAGTTATCTTCCATCGCTGCTCGTATGTCGCGGTTCTTGATTTCGTCGGCTGACTTACAAATGTCGTCGATAATACATAGGTGAGATCGTTTGGAGGTCACGGCTCCTTTCAAACCTGCGCAACAAACAGTAAATTCTTCTTCACCGGTTGATTTGATACCAGCGAACTTCCAGTCAATACTCCAATATTCATTGGAGTTAATCCCCTTGGCAATTTTAACCATCGGGAAAATTTCACCGTAAATTTTACTTTCTTCAATGATGCGCTTAATTGCTGCACTTTTTGGACGCGCCACGTCGATCGTGTACGAAATGTACAGGATCTTTAGAGGCATTTTGTGAAGTGCGTGGACGCCAATCGTCCATGCCGTAAATAAACCCAAAACACTAGACTTGGCTGAACCCCGTGGAGCCAGGATATCAATATTCGGACCGGCAATACCTTTTAAACAAACTGAATCCTGATCTGTGCATAAATGTTGATGCCACTCCAAATGGTGAGCAGCCGGAGGTTTATCGCCTACAACGTCACAAAAATAAGCAAAATCAGTCCGTGCCCGTTCAATATCTACAGTCGAAGTCTGTTTGACGACCCGCTTCTGAGCAGCCGCCCGCGCCGTTCGCCTGTATACGGAATAGATGCTCGTTCCCGCCATGCAGGTAGCATAGCTGAATAAACCTTACGATTCTTCCGCCAAAATCTTTGTCCAGACGCCCATCGATGCCTCTTGAAGCGGACCTTCAATTGGGTCATCCCGAAAGATGGAAAGCATTTCCCGCAAGGCTCGATCTGCGCCAGCAAGAATTAAACCTTGTTTATCCATCAAGACTTTTTCATCGTTTAGCTGTTTGATTGCCCCACGAAGTTCTTTCTGAAGCATGGCAATGCGGGACGTACCCATATCCTGCTTCACCATCCCCATGTCAATGGCATCCCGCAGCTTTGAAATATCTTGCTGCATGGAATCAATTTCCATCTCTAACAGCCCACTGAAGTCACGCTTTTTAAAATCTTTCTTCGACCATTCATCGCACTCAACGATGCTACCTGTAAACCCGAGGAATCGGGCGTACAGGTACATCTGAATTGGAGAGTTAGTGCGTTTACAGAATGTGAGAAAGGATTCGCGGTCTTTATCAGTTAAGCCTTGAATCCAGTCGATCATGCTCTGTACTGCTGTTGTGATTGTTCGTAATCTCGATTCTCTTTATAGCGCCTAAACATCTCCTGCTGCAAGTCAGTCAGTCGTTGTTGCTCACCAGATGTTTCCAGAGTCTTACGAGTTTCGCCCCCTGTTGCAGCGACGGTTGCACGCTCTTGTTCACCCGCACTGCCGAGACGAAGCCGTTCCTCGGAACCAGCAGCTTGTGTGCGGCGGATATCCTGGCCCGCAAAGAACTCAGCGTTGGTGCGATCAAGCTGAGCACCAAGTTCCATGTTAAGGCGCTGCTGTGCACCACTGACCTCGTTCAGCGCTGTTTGAGTCTGTAAAGACTGCGTAGGCACCGGAGTAGGTGGCGCAGGTGGTGGCGGCGGCGGAGAATATACGATTGACGGAGGCGGCGGCGAGGAGCTTCCCATTAGTGTTTCAGCCCTGTTTAATAAACTGTAGTTTAACCAACTTGAATATACTGACCAGCAAAGCGACCGGCGAAATCTTTCGCAGCTTGCTGTTGTGCTGCGGTGGCATGTTGACGTCCTGCTTCAGCAGTGGCAGCAGAAGTCGCTTGATCCTGCTTGTACCCCATGATTTTTTGCACGTTAGAAGGAAGACCTTCTGCAAAACTACGATAGGCTTGGCTCGCCGCTAGGTTACGTGCAGTCGTTTCTGAAGCAGCTCTACTCAGTAATGGGTAAACCTGCCGAAGTTGCTCATTGCTGAGCATTGCTTGTAAATTAGCAGCTTCACGCATCCGATCGAGATACATGGGCTGCAACTCCCTTTCAAACGCTAGCGCAGCTCCGTATTGTTTTTTCAGATCGCCAACGCTGGAATCGCTTGCCCCGTAGTCGGTAGCGGTCGGTGTAACTGAGGGTTGAGTAGATTTACTCCCTTTCAGCATACTTGCGTAATCGGGAAGCTGGTTGTTTGCTGCCATCTTCCAAAGATCTACGCTTCTTTTCCCACTGGTCAAATCCGTACCAGTGAAAGAAATTGGCGTGAAACTGGTAAACGGATTTGTTGCTGCCATGATTAGCTGTACTGGTACTGCTGCATCAGACCTTGGCTAATGCCAGAAGCAGCCTTGGATGCGATATCCTGAGCCCCAAGCTGAGCCTGACCAAGCATCTGACTCTGGCGTGCGATATTTTCACGGGCAACCGCCGCAGCAATACTACGCTCAAGATCCTTTGCTTTCGCTACGTTAAGGAATCGCGCCTCTTCAGTATTTAAGATTCGCATAGCATCAGCTTGAGCACGCGCTTCGCGTTGTGTTTCAGCGGTGCGTGACATGCCGCGTGGGCCAAAAATGTCAGTCGGATTTAGACCATACTGCATACCTAAGGTGCGCTCCAAGTTCTGCTGATCGTATGCACTTAATCCTGCACCGTAATCAGTTTGAGTTGGTTGTGTACCGATGTACCCAGCACCAGCTTGAACAGGGAGCTGACCTGCTTGCTGAACACCTTGCGCAAGTTGATTACCTGCGCCCATCGCTGCACGGGCAATCATCGGGGTAGCAGCTAAGCCAGCGATAGGTAAACCAACACGAGCAATACGAGCAATGTTCCCCGCTTGAAGCATCGGAGCATCGACAAGATTTGGTGCAACACGCCCAACAACATTTTGTGCGGCGGCTGATGCTCCAGGAGCTGCTCTCATACCAGCACGAGTCAGGGCTCCAATACCTCCTTTAACGGCGCCACCAGTGAGGTAACCTAATCCGCCCTGTACAAGTGCTCCCAGTGGATCACCTTTCTGTAAAGCAGGTAGAGCAGATACACCGGCAGTCACCATAGGGATTGCCTGCATTGCAAAACGTGCAACTGGAACGGCGGCACCTAACATAATTAAATTCTCTTCTTAAATCTCATTTTAGTCTATTTATTCTCAACTTCGTGCTCGATCAATTAATCCACCGACTGCAGCGCCAATTGGTGCACCAAGAGGGCCAAAAATTCCTGCAGCGGTACCCAAACTACCAGCAAGACCACCGATACTACCGAATAAACCACCGCTATCACCTTGTGTACCTTCAAGAACAAATGGAGGGTGCTGCGGAGACTGAGTAAATCCAAGTCCAGGTAATATTTCCCCACCGCCGCCACCGAATGGCTGGCCAAATTTTACGGAAGATTCTGATTTCTCTCGTTTTTTTCTTGCTATATCATACAAATTTTCTTTAGCCATTTTGTACCACCCGGTCCTATCTTCATCACTGCCTCCTTTTGACAGGTTGAAGGCTGTACTGGCTGAAAACGGTGATTCAAAATTCCGACCTTCTAACCACGAAGGACTACCGTCTCCTTTGTTTGCTTTGGAGCTGAAGTCCCCATATCCACCTGTGTAGGCTTTATTGATATCAAAAAAAGTAGAGGAAGGCATCTTCGGTCTCAGTAGTTATATGTTTGCTGTAAGGCACGCGAAACGTTGCCAATAGAACCAGCATTAAGAGGTGAATAAGCTAATTCTTCGGCTTGCTGCATTTGGGGTGAGCTTGCAGATTGTCTAGCTTGAATCAACTGCATCTGTTGTTGAAAACGCTGTTGATTAAGCAGCATTTCACCAGCTTGTTCATTTGTTAACGGTAACCGTCCAGGCATATACTGACTGGTTGCAAAAGGAGGGATTCTTTGAGATGAATCCTCGGAACCAAATCCAATTGAATTAATCAATCCAGGCAATACCTTGACCCCACCAAGGAGCGTTCCTCCAGTCGTCAACGCCCCTACTGCTTTAGGTGCATAGGTTGCAGCAGCCTGCCAAGTAGGCACAGAAACAGGTGCAGCAGCTAAAGCTTTTCCAATTAAAGGAATACCTGCAATCGCCTTACTTGCTTCCTCAGCAGTGCCAGCACCTAAAGTTTGCAGAAAAGGGATATTTGAAGTAGCGCCCGCTGCT